CCTTCGCTTCGCAAAAAGCAGTGCCGCTGACATGCTCAACAAGCTGAACCGTCACTATGAGGTTAAAAAGCGCCCGGATGGGATGGTCAGGCTGCAACGTCCGCCGCGCAAAAGCCCCAAAGCCAAGCGCCTCGAAGCTGCGGCGTAACCACAAGCGCCCGGCTGTCGTGGCCGGACGCACCACCATCAACACGGGAGACCGAAAAATGGACTTGCAACGATACGATGCTTTGCTGCTGGAGATGGACGAGCGTGTCATGTCCGGCGCACCAATGACGCCAGAGGCACATCGCCTGCTTGCGGCGTTGAGGATACTGGCGCATGACGCCAGCGCAAACCACCACAAGATGTCTGATCGCGTCTACGCGATGAAGTCGCAGGTTGACACACTGCGTGAACGAGAGGCGCAACTTCAGGAGCGCCTGAATGAGGAGGTGCGTAGCGCGAAGAAGCGCCTGAAGGAAGAGACGCGGAGCCTGACTGTGTCGCGCCGTCAGATGGGCATCTGGCGCGCCAAGGCCAAGCGCCTCGAAGCTGCGGCGTAACAACAAGCGCCCGGCTATCGTGGCCGGGCGTCCACCGAAGGGAGACGAGAGATGGATTACAACAATCAGCTTCGCGACATTAAGACGAGAATGGTCGCGCCAATATTTGAACAGCGCCGCCACCTTGGGTGCGAAATATGTGGCCACACCTTTTATGGCAAATACCAGAAGCGCGGCCCTTGCAAAGTTGCAACGATAAAAAGTGTAGACGCGTTTTACCCTAATTGCCCGAAGTGCTTTTCACCTACAGTCTGCGGGGCAGAAGCGGCGCGGATTTTGTATTGGGCAGCGCAAGAGGATATCCGAAAGCGGCAAGAACGCAGGGAGGCCCGCCAAGCAAAGCGCGACGCCAAGCCTGTAATCTGTAGCCGCAAGCTGCGCTTTGAAAACTGGCCTACGTTTCAAGAGCGCCTTGACGCAGTGTCGGAAAATCATGACCTGATGACCGCGCACGAACTGAACTGCGACTGGTTCTTGGACAAGCTGTTCTGGAAAAAATTTGGCAAGGGCTGCCACACGATGGATTGCCGCCACTGGTCAATACGCAAAAGGCTCTATAACGGGACTTACAAAAGCAACAGCGGCAAAAGCACGATGGGCGACTGGGTGCCATACTTTGAGATCACGAATACGCTGACCGGCAAGGTTCACGAGATCGGAAAGGAAGCCGTCGTCTCTTACATCGAACTGAAGCAAGAGTACGGACCCAACAGACGCAACGACCCAAAACGAGGCTGGGGTCTTCCAAACAGCCGTGGATATAGATAAGGAGACAAACCAATGGTAGGTAAACTTACACCCGACGACATCATCACAGCGAGCCGCGTGCCGGTGCTGATGGGCCTGTCGCCATACGCGACGCAGAACGAGTTGCTGAGTGAAGCAATCGACGCAGCCGCAGGTAACCCGCGCGAGCGGTTCAAGCAGAACGAGGCGATGCGCTTCGGCGACCTGCTGGAGCCAACGATCTTGGCTGAGGCGGTCTATCGCCTCGACCTTGACCACGCCAACGCCAACATCACCGATGCGGTGTTCCACCCGGACCTGCCGCTCGCCTGCTCGCTCGACGGGCGCGCCGACGGCAACATCGTCTGGGAACACGACCCGGCCAACGGCATCTATGTGCCGCAGGGCGGCGTCGTCGACACGCACGGCCCCGGCGTGCTGGAGGCGAAGAACACGCAGTCGGCCCCAGAGAGCGCGCCAGCGCCCTACCGTGGCCCGTGGCAGCTACAGGCGCAGATGATGTGTACTGGCTATGCGTGGGGCGCTGTGTGCGTCCTGTATCGCGGTTCTGAGTTGCGTCTGTTCCTGTACCGCGCCGACGAGCAGATGCAGTCGCAGATTGCGGACGCGGTGCATGACTTCGAGCGCCGCAAGCGTGACATCGACTGGTATCCGCCCGCGTCGTCAGACGACGCCAACGTGGCGTGGGACCGGGTCGACGACGGCGCGCCGCCGCTGGACCTGAACGGCACGCCGGACGCGGACCACTGGACGCAGGTGCTGCTGGACCGGCGCGATGAGAAGCGTGCGCTGGAGGCTGAGATCGACGAGGCGGAGACGATGCTGAAGGAAATGCTCGGCAATCACGAGGAGGGCCGCGTCGAGGCTGACGGCTCAACCTACTACGTCAAGTGGCCGATGCGTAACTACAAGGCGCAGCCCGCCAAGACGACAGAAGCAAAACCGGCGCGGTCGATCCGTGCCAAGACCCTGACCATCAAGGAGGTATAGATGAAATCGCTCACCCCGAAGCAGCACACGGTGCTGACGATGATTGACCGGCACATCCGCCGGTACGGATACGCGCCGTCAGTGCGGGAGGTGGCGGCAGCCACCGGCACATCGCACGGCGCGGCGCACACAATGATGCAGCGGCTTGAGGGTCGCGGCAGACTGAGGCGCGGAAAGGGCGAGACCCGCTCAATCGAAGTGCTGTAAAAAAAATAAAAAAACGACACGGGCGGTATTGATATTACGTTGATACCGCCCTATCTTGTTTATGTAGACAGAACGTAGACGGTTACTAGGGAGATTGAGATGACCACACAGACACAAGCACCGCAGATGAACGCCAAGCGCGTAGCCCCTAATTTTCCAGCTTGGGACTTGTTTGCTGACGGCGTGAACGTCGGCCTGATGACCGACTTTGATGGCGAAGGCCCAGTTGCCAGCGTCCGCACCCAGACCAAGGGTCTTGAGGTTGTCACAGGCGACAACATCAACGAGTGCCTGACATATGCTCGTGTAGCCTTTGAACTGGGTCATGCAACTTACGATCCTTACTACATGACCGAGGAGGAGGCGCGTCGTGAGGCCGAGGCCGAGGCGAAGTGGGAAGCAGAGGTTGAGCGCGCAGCCGCTAACTACTGGGAGAACCAGATGCACTACGCCGAGGTGGTCGCCGCCGAGCGTGAAGAGTACGAAGCAGCAATGTGGGTGGCCTAGCGCCACCCCTCACCATCATCGAAGGGAGACACCGATGACATATTTTGAACTTCGCCTGTTCGGGCAAAAGGGCAACTGCTTCCGCGTCGCCGAGTTTCGCAAGCACGCGGACGCCAAGGCGCAATTCGACAAGGCGGTAGATCAGTCCGCTGCCTTCCACAAGCTGATTGCCGACGAGCCGATGATTAGCAAGGTCGTCGCCCATCAGGTTCAACTGGTCGAGCGCAACGACGCTATGACGTGGCTGACAGAACACAACAACTGGGCGGCGGCATGACCGCCTGCCCGGAGTGCGGCGGCAGAGGTGTCGCCGTGTACGAGGTCGGCGTCGCGGCACCAATGGCGTGGCGCGGCGGTGAGATCGAAGACCGCGAGATGGAGTGCGAACTGTGCGGCGGCTCAGGCGATGTTGACGAGGAGGTCGCCGAGCGTTACGATCCTTAGTATTCCTCCCTAGAGAACTGGCCCCGCCTCGTGCGGGGTCTTTTTTTATTTCTTCTTCACGCTCTCTGCCAGACCGCCGCCGAAATAAAATCCAACGATGCCAAGCATGATTTCGCCCAGCCACATCTCCGACGCAAAGTCCTTTGCGGCTTGGACGTTGCTCATGTCGATCACGCCGTACAGTGCGCCGACGACGCCGTTCGCCATAATGAACAGGAACATCGCCGTGAACATCAGTGCGATGTATCGCTGCGCCAGCTTGAAGGGCTGGTAAGCCGCTAGAAGGTCAGTCTTCGCCTTGCTCTTGGCTGCGACCCCTTCTGCGTCGCTGGTGTGCATATCATCGATCAGGTCCATCCCTTTCGAGATGACCGCTTCTGATCCTAATATCTTTCCAAGTATTGCCAGCATTATTCCATCACCTCAAATTTCATATCCGTTGCAAAACAAAGCATGTCCTTGTTCACGGGCATGCGCTCTTCCCAGTTGATGTACGTCCCGGCGACGTGACACTCAGCCATAGTCTTGTGCGCCGACAGGACGTGCGACGTGATCTGTCCGTCCGCCTCCATCACCAACAATAACAGCAGCCACTTCATTTGCTTTCGTGTCCCATCCAGACGGCGAACGCACCAGTGGCAGCGCCGACGATGGTTGAGACGAAAGCGGTCTGCTGCGTCGTCGCGTCAGGCCCAAGGCTCATGAACCAGTCGCAGACATTCCACGCCATCAGCGCAAACATCAGCATCATCAGACGCGGCAGCAGCTTCCACTTCAGGATGCGCTCCATCGTCAACTCAGCCATCCATCCACTCCCCGCTAATCATCATCGCGGCCATATCCTCGGCGCGCTTTCCGACTTGCGCCGCCCAGCGGCTGTCGAGCATCTGCGACGCAGCTTCGCCGTAATCACCCGCCTCAATCGCCGCCTGAGCCTTCTTGAAGCCATCCCAGCGTGGCTTGCCTAGATTGAACAGCATCGACACGACAACGGCCTGACGCGGCTCTGAGAGGCCGGCAAACCACGGGTACGTCTCTGCCTCTGCCTGACAGCGCTTGAGATCATTCGCCAGCAGGTAGTCGATCTCGTCATCGCTCAGTCCGCCGCCCAGTTCCTCGTCGATCAAACGCCCCACGCCAATGGTCAGATACCCGCGACTGTCCTTGTAGGCGTGTGCCACCACACCCTCGTGATGCTTGATCATCTCAATCAGTTTATCCATTTCTCGTCTCCATAACGATTGCGACGGCGCGCTGCCAACTGTCCTCTTCGAGGTCAGGCCGGGCGTAAAACTCCGGGCTGCGCCGCTCTGATAACTTATTTATGCCACACGCCGCAGAAAAAAACACGCGCCGCTGATCAATGGCGACGCGGGCGAGGATATCATACACACGCTGATCTGGACGGGTCTTCTTATCGCGGCCCGATCCAAGCTGGTGGTGGTAGGTCAGCGCGCCGCGATCTCGCTGCTTTCGCAGCCGGGCGCTCTTGACTTGCACCCGCATGAAGTCGTTGTCGTGCCACGCGACCACATCGATCCCGTCCATCGGCGCATGCCCTGCCTTCCATCCCAGATCAAGGATTGCGGCTAGGGCGATGTACTCGCCTTGCAGCCCCGTCGTTGTGGCGGATGGTGGCACGTTACCCCTACAGCTTGTCTCTCATTAGAAGCGCCCAGTAGAAGAGCGCGCCGATGGCGGACGCCAGTATCAGGCCAACGACGCCAAGCCCGATCTTTTCTTGTAAATCCTTGCGCCGTCGTGTGGCGCGCATCCGCGCCTTTGCTCTTCCGTCCTTCGCCTCCTCGCAGAACTTTTGGTAGTCCCTCCACAATCCGGGGCGGCCAGACAGTATCATCATCTGCTTGATGTCACTTTCGCGCTGTTTTATCTCTTCTAGAGCAAGGAACTCAGATAGGTCATTCCCGCCGACGCCTCTGGCGCGTTTCTGGTTACCGCGCCGCTGCAACTCTTCCTTGGCAGACATGAGGTCGCCAATAGCCTTACCGGCGCGCATAATATCGCCGGAGTTCTGCACTGTTTTCTTGATAACCGCAAAAGCGGCGTTTGCCGCTGCGAGTTCCGCGAGCATGCTACCGCCTCGCCAGCATAACGATTGCGACGACTATCAGCGCGGTCTGGATAACGTCGATCATCGGAACCTGTATCACTTGTAAATCTCCTGCTCTGGACCCACCTTAACTGGCAGGCACACCGCTGTCACGTCTTGGCCTTGCGCGTGTAGCCGCTTTGCGAAGTAGACGCAGCGGTCCACACTCTCGAAGAACATATCGTCGCTGACCTTCCTCTTGTCGTCATTGAGGCCAATCCATACCGTCAGCACAAAGGCGTGGACAATCTCCACATCAGTCGCGCCCCGTCAGTCGCTTCACCGTCTCAGTTTCCCAGATGCGGATTAGCACCCAGACGCCAGTGATCAACGCCACGGCGTTCGGGGCCATATCCATCATCGCAGCGGCGGTGCCTGTACCCGCCGCAACATCAACAAAGATTTTCTGCTCTTCGGGCACTACGGTGTTTCCTGCGCGTCCATCGCAGCTTGATAGGCTGTCTTCACAGCGTCGGACCACACAGCGTTGCAGATAGCTTGCACCTCAGTGCTTTCGCCAGAGATATCTGTGTCGACCCAAGTGTCGCCAGACTTGGTGCTGCATTGCAGTGAGTGACGATGGAAGCTGCGGCTAATCTCTGTGCCGTCACGCTTGATAACGGTTGCAGTGCGTACTTGCACAGATTTGTAATCGCCAACGACTTCAATCTTGTCTTCTAGTGTTTCTTCTGTAAGTGCCATTTTTATCTCCTATGGTTGGACTGTCCGACCCTCACCTCTGGTGGGGTTATGCTACTCGATAAGAACCAGCAATCATCATGTACTGAGGATTTCCAGCAGTCCAACTTACGCCGCCGGTGCTGTTTGGCAGAATAAACTGCATGTAATTTTGACCGTTAATTATATAACCACCAGTAACACTGCTTCCGATAGCGGTACCGTGTACGTACTGAAATAACCAATATTCATTGGTGCCATTTGAAGAATTAAAGGGCAAATTACCCACTTGTGCGCCGCCGGAACCTGCGCTGCCAATATTCATCGCAGCAGTGTAATAAGAGAAGTGGACTATATCGCCTACTTTTACATAATAGCCTGTGTTGTTGCCGACAGAGTTTATAGTCGGGTTTGTACCTGATGCTAAAAAAGTAGGCGTCCAAGTTCCGACTTCTACATCCGAAATCGCATTTGCACTGCCGGTGCCGCCAAGATATAGGTTGCCGCCAAGATATAGGTCTTGCCAACGAACATCGTGATGACCCAAGTCAACGGAATTATCTGCCTGTGCGCCGCTGCTGTTTAACGGCCTGACATCATCGCCAGAGAACCTAATCCCCACGTCGCCGTAAATTGTTAGGTCGCCGCTTGCCGTTCCAATACTCCCCACTGTGGTGCCGTCTTTGCGGAAAGCCGCAATCTCACCATCACTGTCCATACGGTTGATATCGAGTGATACGTTGCCGCTGCGTGCTGCACGGAAAACACCGTCTGGGCTGATTGCCACACCAGCATCTCCACTTGCGCCGTTGTTAGATGGCACAGTGTCGGTGGTGCCAACAAGAATGTTTCCGTCGCTCGTCAGCGCATCAATCGCATCCGTGCCATTGGCAAAAGCGCCAAGCTGCTTGGTTAATTCTCGCATTGAGTTATTGACGGCGCTGGGGAGCATACCTTCGGCAATGGAGATGCCGCCGATGTCGGTGTTGTTCCCGGCGGTGGTGCCGTCGTAGTCGGCGATTTTATCTTTCGACATTATGCGCTCCTTAACAAGCCATCAACACGCACGGCACGAGATAGCTGCCGTCGTCATATGTATGTGAAACTGTGGTGCTGGTGACTTTTGCAATCGTCTTTGACCGCACAATGTCATCGCCCTGTGGCTTGGCTGTGCCGTCACCTGCACTCATCAGCAAGTCGCCTCGTGCTACTGTCGTGCCTTGTGCAATGCGGATGACCATATCGCCGGTCATTGCAAGGTAAAAATCCTCATAGTCATCGTCGTCATCATCCCAAGCCACAAAAACTCCAGCAACATTTACGTCACCCTCAGTGTCACTAATCTTTGTGTGGTTTAGCTGCTCATTATCCTCGCCTGTCCAGACAATCATGTCGTCTAGGTTGGACATCACGGTGCCTTTGAGTAACGTCGATGGTCTGCTGCCATCAAGCAAACGTGACCAGCGAGACAAGTGACCACCGTTATAACTAACAGTGCCACCTGAAATAGTAATTGAACCTTCTGTTGTTGTGGCGTGTTGAAAGGCGGCTAGAGTTCCGTCGCTTGTCACTCTGTTAAGACGCAAAACTGGGTCACTTGACCCAATAAAAGCCGCTTCAAAGTTGTTGCTGCCACTACTTTTAAAAGCAAATCCCGGAGTTGAATCGCTAGTGGCGGTTTTGAACATGAGAACGGCGCTATTTTCAATACGCATCCGTTCTGAACCATCTGTGTAAAATGCGGTTTCGGTGTTTGTTCCGCCTAAATAAAAAACATCGCTGCTCAGTCCTACCCAAGCCTTTTTGGTGTTGCTGTCAGTCTCACTCAAAATAAGCAGTGGTTTGGTTCCAGAGATATCAACGACAGGGCTGCTGCTAACACTAAAGCTGGAGCCGTCAGGAGACGCAGTGCCGATGCCCACGTTGCCGCTGCTGTCGATGCGGAGGCGTTCTGTGTTGGTAGTGCCAAAGACCAAATCAACGCCTTGCTCGTGCCACACACGCCCGTTTCGGCTAGTGTCCTGTGAGACATAAAAGCCATTGGCTGTAGTGCTATCGTTAGACCATTTTATTTTCTGCTCTGGGTACGGTGATGACGCTGCTTCCTCCAGAAACAGAAAATCTCCGTTATCAACATTCGTATCGCCAGTGCCACTTGGCGATAAACTTATGTCGCCATTCGTATCTGTGGACGAGATGGTGTTGCCGTCGATGCGGATGTTGTCGACGTTAAGCTGATCCGCCGCTGGCGTCTCAAGCGCCACCGCGCCGGTGCTGACGTTTTTAAGGTCAGTCATTAATTCCCTGAGAGCATTATTTATACCAGATGCGGGACACCCTTCCGACACGTCAATCGACTGAATGTCGGTGTTGTTGCCGGACGTTGCGTCGTAATCGCGGATCGAGTTTTTGGCCATCAGGTTGTTCCTTCGTTATCGTGCGTGCAGTTTATCACGGCTCGCGGGCTATGGCACTATGGGGCCGAGTAAGCTGTCTGTGTTCTCCGATTGCCTTTCCGCTATGGCCGCTGCAAGCATTGGCGACATGCTGCGTCCTAACGGGCGCGCAGTCCCAAGTAGCCCGGTTGTCGCCGCCATCGTGGGGCCGCCGCCGTAGATTGCGCTCATCAAGGGGATGCCTACGGCTCTGGTTGTGAGGCGCATTGGGTCTTTCAACAACCCCATAAGATCAAGTCTGCCAGCAGTGCCGCTGTCTGGGACAGTGCGCCCCATCACCTCTTGCGCCGCAGCAGCGAAGGGCTGCATCGGCATTTCGCCTTTAGCAAACTTTCTTTTGCGAGGGCCGCGCTGTGCGCCCTTCATTCCGCTTAAAAGTTGAGCAGGCGTAAAGGTGCCGCCCTTCCCTGTCGCCGCAACTGTGACAGCCTTCTCTATCGGGAGAAGTTGCTGAAACGCCTTGTTTGCGGCGGCAAGCCCTGCACCGGCTTCAGGGTTTTCTTTTACTAGCTGCTGACGCAGTGCCGTCTGAAGTTCAAACAGCGCACGTCCGGCGTCTTTGTCGACGCTGTTGCCAGATGTCATCAGGGAGATGGCCTCTTCGCCAAGGTCGCTTTCCGCCTTCTTTAGAGCCTCTCCGCTCAGGGTCCCAGTCTGTTTGTTAAACCTATCCAAGAGGACCGCCTTCGCCTTGCGAGAGAATGTCTCCTGCGCCGCGTCAGTCATGCCTAGCTTATCTTCAGACAGCACGCCGATTGCAAAGCGCTCCATCGCGTCGGACGACACAGACAGCTTCGGGAGTACGCTCTGATACGCATCACTAACAGCATTGTGCGCGTACGCAAACGCATCTTGCCCCGTCAGGCTCTTCGGAACCTTCACGCCAATCGGCTCAATCGCCTTGTCCATTGCAGTGCGGTTGAACGCTTGCATCGCCCTCGTCTCAGCGCCCTTGATGATGTCGCCATAGAACTGCTGTCCGGCAATGCGCTCTTCAAGCGTCCGCGCAGCGCCGCCGAGGCGCTGACCCGGAGTGAGGGGGATACCCTCCTCAACAAGCTGCTTCGCCTCTGGCGTTGTGCGACCCGGAAGAAATCGCTGGGCCGCAGCAGACATAGCGCCGCCCATACCTGCACCGAGAAGCGCCTCTGGGATACGCCCCGCAGGATCACCCTCGGCAGCACCAAACCCATAAAGACCGCCCTCTATAGCGCCTATTTTTGCAGCGCCCTTTACGCCAAGCCGGGCAAGGCCCGCGCCACCGGCTAGGGCTGAGGGGATTGCCCCAGCGGCTTCAAGGAAAAAGGACATATAAGGATGTTTTTCCTGATACTGCTGCATCTCACCGCGAATTTTGCCTATTTCCTCATCGTAGGATAACCCGCTGTCAGTAAACTGAGACCTGATAAATGCCTCAGCCTCGTCGGCTGTGCCAAAGGTCAACCCCTGAGCGATCTGTCTGCCGACATCAAATGCGACATCGACGCCTGTCCGCTCCATCGGAGCCGCGTGCATTCTTCTTCTTGGTAATGTAGCCATTAGCCCATCTCGCTAGGATCATAAATTTGGAACTCATTAACGCCATCAAGGGCGTTGAAGAAAACGTCTCCAGCTTTAATTTGGCCGTCGTCAATCATTTTGGTGAAGTCGTCATCAGTGGCGACGCGCTGATAAATGGAGCCTTGCTTTTCGTCAGCAAACTTGCCAAACCCAAAATCGTGGCCCTTCTGTTCTACATAACCATCAAACAAGTCAAGACGCCTCTTGTTGTAGTCCATAACCTGCTTTTGCATAGTGGCAATCACAAGGTTTGCTTCTGCTGTATTCGCCATCCTGACGGTGGCTCTCTGGAAGAAGTTCATGTCCCTATCGGATGACGCACCAGAGCCGACAACCCGCATGCGAGGTGTCAAGAAAGCGCCCGCCGCATCAATGATTTCTAACTCGCTGAGGTTCTGACTTTGCTCATCTGTTAAAAACCCAAGTTCTCTGCCGATTTGTTTGAGCGGCAACATAGCTGACGTGACGCGCCCGGTTTCTACCCCAGAATTTAACAAGTCAATTACTGTTTGAAGCCGCGCCGCCAGTTCCCTGTCCTGCCCGACTTGCTTCTGCATCACGCCGCGCGTGTCGAGTGCTGCTTTGTAAGCAAGTTCTTTCTGCTTGTCGCCACCCATAAAGATTTGCGTGCCACCAGCTTCAATCGATCTGTTGATAAAGTCGTTGTATTCGGCTGTGCCTCGCGTCAGACCCATAGCCTCGGCGTTCGCCATAGCCGTTGTGACTTTTGGCTTGGGCTGCAAGGCGGCCTCTGCGCGAAGGCGCTCTGTTCCAAGGCGCATCCGATCAAGGGCCAGCTTTCTCTCAGCCATTTCACTGGCCGCCTCAGCCTGCTTGGCCTGCGTAAACGCCTGCAAACCAGCCGCGCCCATACGCGCCAGACCCTGACCTATTGAGGTGGGTTGAAGCTGAGGCCCGCCATACTCAAGGCCGGTCAGCGCTGCCGCCGCGAGACCTTGGCCTGTCGGTGATGTCAGTGGCTGGCGGAAGGCGTCGCCGATAGCCTGCATCGGGCGGGGCGCTGGCGGCGCGAGGCGTGGGCCGGGCGGAATAGACGCGCCGCGCATAGCAGCCGCCTCAAGTGGCATGATCGGGCCAGCCGCCGCACGCTGTTGCGACCTTGCGGCGGAAAGCTGCGAAGGCGACAGGGCCATTGGCGGCACAGCGCCAGACGGCGTCGTGTACTGCGGGATGCGTTGCGCCGTGGCTGCTGGCTGCGGGAAGCCCTGAAGCAGCAGTTGGTTCGCTCGCGCCGGGGACATAAACCCAAGCTGCACAGGCCGTGTCATTCTGTTTGCCATATCTTACCCCTACGCCAGACCAAGAAGGCCGCCGCCGATTGCGAAGGCCGGGTTCACCGCACCGCCCGGTCCGGCGAGCATTGAGCCAAGCTGTGCGCCGCCCATTGCACCAGACAGCGCCGAAAGCGCAGGCTGGCGATACACCGGCTGCATTGTCTGGCCGCCAACCGTGCCGCCCGCCACCGTTGCCATATAGTCCGCCAGAGCCGCGCGAGGTGCCTCCTGCTCGAACTGATACCGCTGCATGCTGGCAGCAAGTTCTGCCTGATCCTGCGCCTCGCGTGCCGCGCCGACCTGCGCCAGCGTCTGAAGGTCAGCCTGACCAAACTGACGCGCGCCGGGTGCCTGTGCGATTGCGGCCTGCTGTGCCTGATACGCCATCGGCGCAAGCGCCTGACCCAGTGCAGCCTGCTGGTAGCCTGAGCCGTAGCGCCCGGCCTTTGATGCCTCGGCCTGCACCGCCTCAATGGCTGGCCTGAACGCCGCCGCCATCAGCGGGTTTGTGCCGGTCAGGTTCTGCATCACCACGTCTTGAACTGCGCCGATGAAGGGTGAGCCGGTGATTGCCTGCTGCCGCAAGCCGCCCAGTGCCATCTCGCTTTCAGGCGAGAAGCCAACCGTTGTCGCGCCGGGGTAGAACTGCTGCGGCGAGCCGTATATTTCTTTGGCCTCTGAAAGGCCGTATTCCAGAAACGGCTTCGCGTACTCTGGCGGCTCCGTCTGGCTCATCACCGTCCTTGTCGTGCTTCCGCCTTTACTCATCACTAAAATCCTTCATCAGTACCACCGCGCTTTCGCGGTAATCTTTTAATGTGCGAGACCAACCCCTACGCCCGATGATCTCCATCCCGTCGCACCCTTGCGTCTTGGCCCACGCACTGAGTGCAACCTCCGCTTGCATTAATTCGTCTAAGTCGCCGCCCGCAAGCCAAATCCGGCACATCGCCTTCTGCGGGTAGTCGACTATCTCAGTCACTATAGCAGACCTTGACAGAGGAAAGAACTGGGCTTTCCCCTCGGCTATAGCGACGGCCACGTC